GACATAAAATAATTGATGAAAAAGCAGATAATGATCGAAAAGTTTTTTATATTTTTGGTGGTGTTGAAGCTGATGAAAGAGAAGCAATTAGAGGTATTGTAGAGAAAGAAAAAAATGCTATCATTGTCGCAAGTTATGGCACATTCTCTACTGGTGTTAATATAAAAAATTTACACAATATTATTTTTGCAAGTCCATCAAAGAGTAGAATACGAAACTTACAAAGTATTGGTCGTGGATTAAGACTAGGCGACAATAAAGTTAGTGCTACTTTGTATGATATTGCTGATGATCTAACTTACAAATCAAAAGAAAACTTTACATTAAAACATTTTCAAGAGAGGATAAACATCTATACGGAAGAAGAATTTGATTACGAAATTCATAATATCGACTTGAAAGAATAGATAAATATTAATATGGAAAAAGAACAAAAAAGAGCACCAAACGATTTAACAGATTATCGTATTGTTAAATTAACAGACGGCAGCACGATAGTTGGTAGTATTTCATTAGATAAAGATTTTCTAAGAATACAAAATCCATTACAATTAATTACAACGCCAAGAATGACTGAATATGGCGTCAAAGACGATAATACTTTGGCACCGTGGGTGCCTTTTAGCACAGATAAATTATATGTAATTCCAAAAGATAAAATAGTTGTAATATCAAGAGCAGCAAAAGAATTAGCAAATTACTATGAAGTAATATTAAGAAAACTACAAACTACAAAAATTAAAACTGCTTATTCTGAAGAAGAAATAAAAAAGATAATGGAAATAGCAGATGAAATAGATAGAAGAATAGGTGAGAAAGAAGATGAAGAAGGTGAGTATTATCCAGAAGAAACTAAAGTTACTTTACACTAGCTATAGCTACTCTCCCCAGCGACTACATAGTCGATTATACACACATTCCTAGGATTGTCAAGCACACCAAAAAAATTAGTTGAAAGGCTTGCGTTTTAATACAAAATATAGTATAATAAGTTTATGAAAAAAGCAAAAGAAAAACCTCATTATGTAGATAATAAAAAGTTTCTTGAAGCGATGATAGAGTACCGAGATAGGTGCGAGAAAGCAAAGAACAGAAATAGAAAAAAACCAGATGTTACAAACTATATTGGTGAGTGTTTTCTAAAGATTGCTAATCACTTATCTTATAGACCAAACTTTATTAATTACACATTCAGAGACGACATGATTAGTGATGGTATTGAAAACTGTTTACAATATATGGATAATTTTAATCCAGATAAAAGTAAAAATCCATTCGCATATTTTACACAAATAATATATTACGCATTTATAAGAAGAATACAGAAAGAAAAAAAACAAATACAAATCAAATCTAAATTAATTGCAAATACAGGTGTAGAAAATATGATGGATCAATTACAAGGAGACGATCAACAATATCAAAGCCAATTATTAGATTTTTTACAGAGAAATTTAAAAGAAGAAGAACCGACTAAAAAATAATATGAAAATAGCATTGTTGAACGATACCCATTTCGGGGCTCGTAACGATAGTAATATATTTGATGAATACTTTTATAAGTTTTATGATGATATATTTTTCCCATATCTAAAAGAGCATAACATAAAAACACTTATTCATTTAGGTGATATTGTAGATAGAAGAAAATATATTAATTATAGAATTGCTCATAATTTTAGAAATAAGTTTATGCAAAGATTATGGCAAGATAAAATTGATACTCATATACTTATAGGTAATCATGATATCTATTATCGTAATACAAACAAAGTAAATGCTGTTCAAGAGTTATGCACAGCACCTGATGGTGTAAACGAACCATATATCTATGAAGATCCTAAAGTTGTAAACTTTGATGGTCTGAATATTTTGATGATGCCTTGGATGAATCCAGAGAATGAAAAACATTGTTTAGAAATGTTAAATACAGCAAAAGCAGAAATCTGTATGGGGCACTTTGATCTAAATGGTTTCAGAATGATGGATCATATGGTGCAAACTCATGGTTATGATAAGTCAATTGTGTCTAGATTCGAACAAGTATATAGTGGTCACTTTCATCACAAAAATGGTGATGGTCAAGTTTTATATTTAGGTAGTCAATATGAAATGACATGGTCTGATTATAACAACGAGAAAGGCTTTCATATATTTGATACTGATACTAGACAAATTGAATTTATTAAAAATCCATATACCATATTTAAAAAACTAATATATGATGATACTGAAACCAATTATGATAAATTTGATATAACAGAATATAATCAAAAATTTATTAAGTTAGTGGTTGTTAATAAAAAAGATAATCAAATGTTTGATAGATTGCTTGATAGATTATATAATAAAATTAGTGTACACGAATTAAAAATATTAGAAGATTATTCTGACCTCAGCCATACCAATGTTAGTGATGATGTGGTAGAAGGATCTGAAGATACAATAACATTAGTTAATAATTATGTAGATCAATTACCAGTTGACCTAGACAAAGATAGACTAAAGATTATGATTAAAGAAATGTTTATTGAGGCACAAGATGTAGAGGTCACAGAATGATACAATTTAAAAGAGTAAGATATAAAAACTTTTTAAGTACAGGTCAACAATTCATAGAAGTAGAATTAGATAAGTCAAGCACTACATTAGTTGTGGGTGAAAACGGTGCAGGTAAATCTACTATGTTAGACGCTTTATGTTTTGGATTATTTCAAAGACCATTTCGTAATATTAAAAAAGATCAATTAATTAATTCTATAAACGAGAAAGAGTGTGTTGTTGAAGTTGAGTTTACAGTAGGCCAAAAAGATTATAAGATTATAAGAGGTATCAAACCAAACACATTCGAGATATGGTGTGATAATGATATGCTAAATCAAGACGCAGCTCAAAGAGACTATCAAAAACATTTAGAACAACAAATATTAAAATTGAATTTTAGATCATTTACACAAGTTGTTATATTAGGTAATGCTTCTTTTGTACCATTTATGCAATTAAGAGCAAGACATAGACGACAAGTCGTTGAAGAAATATTAGATATTGAAATCTTTTCTAAGATGAATGTGATGTTTAGAGAAAAACAAAAAAGTCAAGACGAATTAATTAAACAAACTGATTTTAACTTTCAATTAGTTGATAATAAAATTGATGACAAGAAAAAATATATTGATGATATTAGCAGTCGTAGTCAAGAATTAGCAGAATCAAAAAGAACAGAGTTAGATAAATGTATAACTGATATATCAAACTACTCATTAGATATAAAGAAAGTTAAAACAAATATTGCTGAATTACAAAAACAAGTAATAGATCAATCAAAAATAAATGATAAACATAAAAAACTTCATAACATGGAAGCAAAGTTAGAAAATACTTGTAGTAAACATAAAAAAGATTTAAGTTTCTTTGAATCACATGATGATTGTCCTGTTTGTCAACAAGCGATTGATAAAGCATATAAATCTACAATGATAGGCAAGAAAAAAGAAAAGGTATCAGAATTAGAAAGTGCTTTAGGTCAGATAGATAAAGAAATCAAAACTAGTGAAATGAAACTAGATACAATCAATAAAACAATGGTCACGATTAGAGAAAAAGAGTTATTGATAAATCGCTATGAAACATCTATCGAAGAAATAGAAAAACAAAGAGTGAAACTAGGAGAAGAAATAGAAGAACTACGAGATGAAAAAGTATCTACAGCCGAACAAACAGGTGAACTAAATCAACTAAGAGAAAGACTAACTGAGTTAGAAACAGATAAACTATCTCAAAAAGAAGAAGCAGTTTACATAGATACGGCTAGACATCTTATGCAAGACACAGGTATTAAAACTAAAATAATTAAACAATACTTACCAATCATGAATCAATTAATAAATAAAAATTTAGCAGATATGGACTTCTTTGTTAATTTTAGTTTAGATGAAGAATTTAATGAGACAATAAAATCAAGACATAGAGACGAATTTAATTATCATTCTTTTAGTGAGGGTGAAAAACTAAGAATAGATTTAGCAATATTATTTACATGGCGAGAGATTGCTAAACTTAAAAATTCAACTAATACAAATCTATTAATACTAGATGAAATATTTGATAGTTCGCTAGATACCTCAGGCACAGACGAGTTTATGAGAATATTACATACTACAATGGCAAAAGAAAATGTATTTGTTATATCTCATAAAGGTGATACTTTAATCGATAAGTTCCCTAGAGTTATGAAGTTTGAGAAATATAAAAACTTTACAAGGATGGCAGAATAATGGCAGAGAAACTAACCCCAGCAAAAGTAGAAGAGGCAGTTAAACACTATGAGAATATACAAAGTGGTAAAACACCTATTCTAAAAACAGATAAAGAAAAAACAACAGAACATATTACTGATCTACATAGACACTTAAAGAAAAAAGATAATAAGACTTTTCCTTTAATACCACCTACTGATCCTAGATTACTCATGAAGATCGCTGAATTTTCAGATGATATGTTAAAAGAGTTTAAGATGAAAGATAGAAAAGAACTATCTCAAAAAATGTATGATAGCATGACAAAGTACGGTGGCATAGGCCTATCTTGCAATCAAGTTGGTTTACCGTTTCGTATGTTTGTTATGGGAGGTCATCCACAGATAGAAAACGGCAAAGTAAGAAACTGTTTTAATCCTCTTATCAAAGATTTTAGCACAGAGACAATCAATATGAAAGAAGGTTGTTTATCTTTTCCTTTCTTGTTCTTGATGATTAATCGACCTAAATGGATCAATGTAGAATATACAGATGAGAATGGTGAAAAAGTTGAAGAATATTTACATGGTATGTCAGCAAGAATATTTCAGCACGAAAATGAACACATGAACGGATACATATTTACCGATTTAGTAAGTAAGATGAAATTAGATAGAGGTAAAAAAGCACAAGCAAAATTAATTAAACAAACAATCAGACAACAACAAGAAAGATTGAGAAATGAAGTTGCGAGTAAAAATGTCAAAATCTAGGGGGTACTATCATACGCAGACAGCTCTAAAACCGTCCCTAGCGGCGGCTATGAGACTGTTTTTCCCCCAAAAAATGAAGATTAGTAGAGATATAGTAGAAAGTGTTATAGATGTCGGTAGTGGGTTCTTTTTGGCAGTTATCATACAATTGACAATATTTCCACTATTTGACCTTCATCCTACAATACTTGATAGTATGGGTATTGCAATTATATTTACAATTGTTAGTATGACAAGATCAGCTTTATGGCGAAGATTTTTTAGAAAGAGAAAAAATGATTAAAACAGCAGTCATCATAGCACTCAAAGAAGAGGCGATAGGTGTTGAACATGATAACATTTATATAAGTGGTGTCGGTAAAGTAAATGCTGCCATTACTACAATGAAAGCAATTCACGATGGTGCAAACGATATTGTGAATTACGGAACAGCAGGTCTAGTTACTGACTTACCTGGCATTGTTCAACCTAATTATATCGGAAGAGGATTAGTTGAAGTCTCAGGATATGTTGATAGAGATATGAATGCCACACCTTTAGGATTTAAATTAGGTCAAACACC